TAGCTAGATTTACTCCTTTAACTTTATAATTATTAGCCATTATCTTGCTGTAGCTGGAATATTATTAGAGGATACTAAAGGTTCTGCTGCAAATGCCATATATACTATTGTATTACCGCTAGAGTTTGTCGCTGTATTTGCACTTCTCCATTTAAAACCATTTGATAAAATATCCATTTGGTTACTTGTATCTAATTCAGCACCATTATTACTTGGTTGTAAAAAATCATTTGTTAAATTAAATCCAGGTCTTTTTGTATCATGTAATTTCCAATCTTCACTTCCTGTGCTAGACAATTTTGTTAAAATAAAACCAGGTTTAAATCCTGTGTAAATAAATGCACCATTTGCATTTCCATTACCTGTATAAGAACCAAACTTACTAAATCCTTTTTTTGGTGCAAAAGCATAAACCATATAATCTTGACCAGAAGTACCAGTAGTTCCTACTTTTACTCCAACTGTGCTAGAGGTCATTCCAGCACCCCAAATAGCTGTCGCAGAAGCAACCGAATTATATGAATTAAGTTGATAATAATTATTTTGAGGTGTTGCACTTGATTTATGATGATAAACAAACCAAGCCTCAGCATGACTTGTACATTTAAAAATAACAAATTCAGGTGTAACACCTAAACCATGTCCAATAGTTTGATTTCCTGAACCTGATAATGTTACTTTACTAATACTTATCCCTGCTGTCGTATTAACTGAAGTGTATGTTGTATTAATTGTTCCATCTGTGTTAGATGAGCCTTGACCACCACCAGCTTTCCAATTCCAAGAAACGAAAGTTTGACTTGAAGCATTTAATGGTGACCAATCTCCTAAGGAAAATCCATCACTATCAAAAGAAGTAATTGCATTAGTTAAACCTGTGCTTTCTGAATTATTTAAATTAGGAAATATGGCAGTTGATAATCCTTGTACAGATGTTTGAATTACATGATTAGTTGTTGTTGATCTAGCTTTACCCCAAGTCATATCAGGTTGAAATCCAACTCCTGTTATAGATTGTGTTGAACCATTACCTGTATATTGTTTAGTATTAAAATGATCTGATGGTTGAAAAGTTATATAAGCCATTATCCAAACTCCTTTATATTTTTAGTACATAACGCATAATACCCTGTAGGTACAGCATATTCAAATGCTCCAAAACCATTTCCATCTGCATTAGCTGAAGCTACGGCAGTTGTGCCAAAAAATCCTGAACCAAAGTTCCATTCTGTCCCCATTGATTTTCTATTTCCATTTAAAAATGTATATGTTCCATTTGAACCTAAGTTTGATAGTGCTAAACCACCTGTGCCACCTGATGTTGCTGGATTTGCTGAATTAAACCAAGTTCCATTTTTACCCCAATATAAATAACCATTATCTAAATCCATAGCTAACATAACAATATCGCCATTCGATAAAGCACCAACTGAACCTAAATTAGTTCCTGTTGAATGAAGTATTTGACCAGCATCATCATATAAACCAGCAGACATATTATTACTTCCACCATAATAATCAGTAGCATTAAAATTAGCTGTATCTAAATTAACAAAACCTGATATTGAGCTACCTGTTGTGCTTAAATTAGGTTTATATTCTGCATACCATTTTCCAACACTAGCAGCTAAAGTTGCTGGAGTAGATGAAAAATTTGATGTGCTAGAAGTTCCTATGCCTTTTGTATTTCCATTAGAATAAGTCGTTGCAGTGTTATTTTGCTGTAAAGGATTTAATGTAGCAAAGTTATTTGACGGAGTATCTACATTTTGAGTTATTGTTCCTGATGTAGCAAAAGTATGATTATTTGTACTGCTATCTAAATCTAAATTACCTGAGTTTTCAAATTTTAAAAAGAAACCATTAGTTCCATAAGTTATTCCTGATGGTGAAGTTTTTGGTTTCCAAATTCCTGATGTAGAATCTGTTTCGCCAAAGTCTGATGCTGCATAAGCATAACCATCTGTATAGTGAATATGAGTTAAGTTTCCACTAAAGTAAAGATTTGGACTACCACCATTATGATATGCTCCTATAGTGTGTGTTCCACTAAGATTTACGTCTGCGTTTTGAGATGGATAAGTTTCAGTAGTAAAACCATTATCAGCAGATGTATTCTGTTCACCATTAATATATAATTTTATTCTATCTGTTGAAGTTGCTTGTGTAGTATCAAGAGTAACAACTATGTGATACCAAGCTGTTGGGTCTCTAAATTTTGGTGTACAAACAATACGACCAATGTTTGATCCACTTACTTTAAATCTAACATCAATTTTATCTACATCATCAAATTGAATATGTGATCTGTTATTTGCATCTGTATAAGTATCAAAGATGTGTTCATTTGCTGTAAGATTTCCCATCTTAACCCAAAAAGATACAGTAGCTTTTTTCTGACTTGTTGGTGTTCCTGCTGTTCTATATATTCTAGTTGATGCCATTAGTTAAACTGTCCTGAGTTATTAATTCCTACTGTTATTGTTATACTGAAAGCTCTGTCAGCTGTTTGACCCTGAGCGTCAGTTGCTCTAATTGTAAAGCTGTAAGTTGTTTCTGCTGTAGCTCCACTTTCAGTTCCTGTAATCGCACCTGTAGAAGTATTTAAAGATACACCTCCAGGTAATGATCCTGATTGTATTGCAAAGCTAGTAGCATTAGTTGCAGCTACTGTATATGAAACTGAACTACCTGCTGCGTTACTTCCAAGTGATCCAGCAGAAGTAGTCCAAGCTGGAGCATCTGAAACTGTTAATAATGCAGAAGATGATCTAACAGCATTACCATCATTATTCTCAACTCTTACAAAATATGTTCCATCAATAGGTAAAGTAAATTTTGCTACAATAGATGTTGAAGATGTAAAAGAAACTTCATCAGCTCTAACGATAGCACCTGTTGAACCTATTGCTTCTACAGTTGGAACAGACACAAAGTTTGTTCCTGCTATTGTAACAGATGTTTGTGTATTTTCAATAACTGTTGGACTGATGCTAGAGATTGTAGGTTTTGTTTCACCAACTGTAACAGAACCACCAAGATTAACAGCAGAACCATTTATCGTAATTGATTCGTTTGCTATCTTAGCATTAGTTACTGCATCATCATCAATCTGTGCAGTTCCTATTGCACTATTTGTGCCTGATACAAAGTTTGCTAAATCTCTTGCTTTTGTCATAATTTAATTACCTTGCTGTACATGGTATGTTGTTACTTCCTACTAATGGTGCTGCTGCAAAAGCCATAGTTATATAAGTCACACCACTTTGATTAATACCACCATCACTATTTCTTATTTTAATTCCATTAGAAACAAAATCTACTGCTGCACCTGATGAGTCACCTTCAGCAGCAGTGCTTTCAGGTGATAAAATTTTTTGTGCTTGGTTAATTGGACTTCTTGTACTATCCCAAATAAACCATTGACCTGAATTACTACTAGGTTTTAATAAAAACCAAGCAGGTTTAAATCCTGTATATATGAACGTACCATCTGTAGAGCCATTCCCTGTATGTGAACCAAACTTACTGAAACCAGTTTTTTCTGCAAAAGCATAACAAATGTAATTTTTAGCATTTAAGTTTATACTTCCATCACTACCTATTTGAATTGTAGAATTATTTACTGTTCCAACCCAACCACTTTGAGAAAATTCTGCAAGGTTTTGGTTTAGTGATAATGCTTTTGTAGAATAATTAGGTGCGTTTCTGTGCCAAACTCTCCAATTTTCAGTTCCGTCAAGTTGTTTAAAAAATAATACTTTAGGAGTTGCTCCTAAGCCATGACCTATAGTTGCTGTTGAACCAGTACCACCGTATTTTATAATCGAAAAACCTGATGTTGTGTTCGCTGAAGTATAAGTTGTTGTTGTACTTCCATCAGAGTTAGCAGAACCTTGTCCGTTAGCTTTCCAATTCCAAGCAACTTGTGATGAACCATTAATATTAACATCAGAATTACCAACACTAAAACCATCACTGTCAAAAGATGTTAATGTTCCAGTATCAGGTGATGCTTCAGCTTGACTTCCATTTGTATATAATCTTGCTTCAGTTCCTCTAACTGCATCAAAAACTCTATGGTCGCCTGTAGTGTTTCTTATTTTAAACCATACCCAATCAGGTTGAAAACCAACACCAGTTATAGATTGTGTAGAACCATTACCTGTAAAAAGTTTAGTATTAAAATAATCCGTTGATTTATTTATAGTTGTATAAGCCATTATTCGTTTAATCCTTTAGTTGATAGAGCAGTATATCCTGCTGGAACGTCATACTCAAATTTTCCATTACCTGATGCGTTAGTTCCTTCTGAAGATATTGCTGTTGTTCCGAAGTATCCATTGCCAAAATTCATGTCATAACGATTTAAATTATAGTAAGTAGAAGTTGCTGGAATATAAGTATATCCTGAAGTTATAGTAAATGCCGCTCCAGTTCCTGTTGAACCTGAGGTTGGATCTCCGCTATCTTGCCAAGTTCCATTTTTAGAAAAATATAATTTACTATTATCTAAATCCATTGCAATACCAACAATGTCGTTAGTAGTCCAGCTATTACCATAAGAAACTTGAGAGTTGTTATTTCTTTTAGCACCAGTTGCAGTATAAAAATATCCTCTTGATGTTGTTGCTTGATCAATATTTGAGTTGCTCATTTGATCTTCACTTACAATTCCAATATAGTGAGGATCAGTTCCAGTAAAATTTGTTATCTTTTGTTCCCAATAATATTTACCTGTTCTAGCACCAAAAGTAGCATACATTGTTCTCCAAGCATCACCAGTATTTCCAGTAACGCTTAAACTTCCTAAACCATCAAAAGTATATCCACTTGCTTGAGGATTTAATTGATTTAGAACTGGAAAAACATTACTAGGACAATCTTCAGTATTAGTTAGTGTTCCAGCAGCTACTGTAAAATTATTAGAGTTACCTGATTGATCTGTAACCGAATTACCATCTTTTAAAACAAAGAAACCATTTGTTCCGTATGTGACTGAAGGTGCAGTGTTAATTTTCCATTCGCCAGTTGTGCTATCTGTAGAACCAAAATCTGATGCTGCGTATTGAGTTCCATCTACAAAATGAAAATGAGAAAGTATACCATCAAAATGACTACCATTATTTATACAGCCGATTTCTTGAACATTTGATGCTTTGGCTAATCTAAACTCAACATCTGAGTTTGGATAACTAGATTGATCAAAAGCTGTTTCTTGTGTGCCATTGACATAAATTTTTACCCTATCTGCTGCTGTTCCTTGTGTAGTATCAACAGCTATTACAATATGATACCAAGCATTCATGTCTCTAAAAACTCTTGTTGTTAAAAGATAGACACTTTGAGAACTACTTATTGAACCAAAAAAACCTAATTGATCACCGCTAGGAAAATAAACATAATCATTACTTGCTCCACTTGGATAAGAACCAAAAACTGTTTCTTGAGCTGCAGAGATAACAGACCTTTTCATCCAAAATGAAATTGTAAATTTTTTAGTATTTGTGATTGTTCCAGTATTTGTTTTTGTAAGTCTTGTACTAGCCATTAGTTAAATTGTCCTCCGCCTGTTGCACCTACTGATACAGTTATAGAAAATGCTCTATCTACTGTTTGATTTTCTGCATCCGTAGCTCTCAAAGTAAAATTATATGTCTGAGAATTTGTAGGACTTGGTGCTGTTCCTGTTATATTACCATTTGATGCTAAGCTCAAGTTCATAGTTGCTGCTGGAGTGTTAGCATTAGATGTTAATACTGATGTTGTTTCTGTTATTGTTACAGATGAATCTGATGTCGCAGAAACTGATAATGATACAGATGATCCTGCTGCTACTGTGCCAATAGAACCAGCTCCTGTAGAGAAACTTGGTGCAGTTGAAGCTGTAAGTATTGCATTGGTACTTCTTGCTGCTCTACCATTTTCTAACTCAACTCTAACATAATAGTTACCTGATGCTAAAGTTACATTTACAGATAATGTTGTAGCATTCGTTAAACTAACTGTGTTAGCTGTTGTAACTGCTCCATCTGTTTTTATAAACTCTACTCTTGGTATGCCTGAAAAATTTGTTCCTGTAATATTTATTGTTGTCGCTGTAGCTGGTGCAATCGTTTGAGAAACATCTGCTACAGTTGGTGTAGTCGGTTGAGGTACTTCAGCAAAAGATAAATTACCTGAACCATCTGTTTTTAAAAAATAATCATTAGTAATACTTTGTGGTAAAGTTAAAGTGTAAGATTGACCTGCACTATGTGGAGGTGCTTTAATTTTTACACCATGTGAATTTTGTGAACAGTTTAATTGTATTTGACCATCATTAGAACCACCATCACCACCAGCAATCAAACCATTATAAACAGTTGTAACAGTTGCACCTGTTAATGTTTTACCTGCCATTGTTGTAGGTAATCTTGCATCAGCTAATGTGCCTGATGTAATAGATGAAGCTGCAATAGAAGCTACATTAAATGTTCCAAAGCCAACAATGTCTATAATATCATTTGCGGTTGCACCTGATGCTAGAACTACTGATGTACCTGATGTTACAGTTACGTCAGTACCATTGACTAATTTTACACCATTTAAATATACATCTATGAACCCTGCGTCATAAGCAAGTGTATTTCCGTTATCATCTGTACCAGTAAAAGTTGTTTGACTAGCTGAAGCTGTATATTTAAATCTTGCTGATGTTCCATTAACAGTTGAACCTGCTGCTGCCCATCCTGATGATTTGTAAACTTTTAATTCATTAGCTGTAGTATCAAAATATAAATCACCAACATCTAAACTTGTTGAAGGAGCAGATGAAGCTACTCTGTATCTTTCAGCAAAGCTGTTTACACCTGATATATTATTAGCAACTGTTGTAACATTAGCTGAATTAGATGCTAAAGTATTTAATCCACTTATTGCTGCAAGTGTATTCATATCAGAAACTGTTTGTGTAGTTCCTAATGTATTCATGTCTGATACTGCGTCTGCTGTACCAAGTCTTTCTATTTCAGTTGCTTTTGATGCAACAGTTGTTACCTCTGTTGCTTTTGGAACTAATCTGTGAAAAGTGTAAGTGTGTTGTGTTGTTGTTGATTCTACTAAAATACCAAACCCAGCCGCCAAAGTTTCACTTGCACCTAATCCATTTAAAGTTACAGTTGAACCACCTACAGTTCCGTTTGATATTGTTATAACACCTGAACCACTAGCTGTATGACTACTTGCAAGTGCTTTAACACTTACGATTGTGCCAACACCATTATTAACATCAGGATTAGTGTTTGGAAAACTTGTTTCATTTGCTATAGGAACAAAACCACCGACATCATCTACTAAATCTATTACTCTTGCATCTATCGCTGCTGTGGTTGCAATAAAACTATCTGAAGATGACCAAGATTGACCTGAATTTATAAGTTCAGACGAATCAGCATTTATAAATCTACTATTTGCTGCTGATGTTGTGTAAAAAGTATTATCATCTGGTGTGTGTGCAGATTGTTCTGAATTAATTACAATAGCTGCATCTGCAATCTTACCGATCGTAACTGCATCGTCTGCTATCTTAGCTGTGCTTACTGCATTACTTGCAAGTTTAGCTTCTGTTACATTTGCGTCTGTAATTTTGGCAGTAGTTATTGCTGTGTCAGCAATTTTAGTTGTGGTTACAGCAGAAGCATTTATTTTAGCTTCAGTAACTGCACTAGCATTTATTTGTGCTGCTTGTACTGCATTGTCTGCAATCTTTGCATTTGTAACTGCATCATCTGCTATTTTAGCAGTAGTGACAGAGTTTGCTTGTAAGTTTGATGCACCCAAAACATCTGTTGGTATAGAACTGTTTGTTTTAGATAATGCACCTATGTAAACATTTGTAATAGCTTCGTTAGATAATGAACCACTATCCCAAGTTACATTTACAGTTGTGTTAGAAGAAAAAGATGAACTAGCTATCGTACCAAAGATAGTACCTGGTGTTGATGCAATTAATTTTATTCTTCTTCCTGCATGATAAACAGAAGTAACATCTGCACCATTAATTGTAAAAGAAGTTGCACTTGCATAAGCTGCTGTATAACTTCCATCACCATCTCCGTACTCAATCCATTGTGCATCGTTAAACCAATCTCTTGTGTTTTTCATCAATGCTCTAATGGCATTGTTAAGATTAGATGGTAACATTCCCTCACCAACATTGATGGTGTTAAGTGTTGTGTTTGATGATTGAGTTGTTGAATAATCTTTTATATTACTTGTCATCTAATCTCCTAAAAACCAAGAATAAGCCTTATTGTTTTCAGTATTCTTTTCATTAATTAATGTATTGATAGCTTCTTCAATTTGTCTTTGAAAAAACTCTTGAGTTTCAAAACTGTATCTAACATTATCTATATCAGTTTTATCCGTCATCTTAAACCAATTTTTGTAGCAATTATATCTACTCCCTGAGCATGAGTCCAAGCTACTCCACTAGGGGTTACTACCTTTATTTTGAAATATCTGCCTGATTCTCTTACAGGATTATCCCCACTATCGTTCATAGTAGATACTGAAGATTCCGTTTCTGTATCAGCTAGTCTTTCTTTTGTTTTTACTGTTACAGTTGCAGAAGCATCAACAATAGGTCTTACATTGGTTATACTGCTTCTATGTCCTGTAAACAACTCTAATTGTCTAGTTTCTAATGTACCTTCATTTTGTGTGCCTGAGAAAATAGAGGCTTTAAAATTATTATCTATTGCTCCTAATAGTTTTTGACCACCATTCCAAAAAGCTGTATCTAAAGCGATATTTATTTGTTCTAAGTTTTCAGATAATAAGTCCATTGTTTCTACTGTATATGCACCTACAAACTGTGAAAATATTGTACTAGCACTAGCATCAGCCGTTGACCATTTTTGAGTTGCATAATTATAAATAATAATTTTATCACAAATACCAGTTGTATTTGCTGTGTCTTGTGCAGATGGATATAACCACATAGCAAGTTGATTAAAAGGATCTACGGCAGCACATATTCTATCAGAAAAGGCTTTGTTTAAATCCACATCAAAAAATCTATTTACTTTTTCAGCACCAATGGCTGTAACTTGATCTCCGTTAATTTCAAAGAAACCATCATCAGCATAAAAGAAAACTCTTCTATTATCTTGACATACTGTTCTACCAAGCACAGCTCCTCTGTTTGGTGATATAACTGAAAGTCTAAATACTGTTGCTCCACCTACATAATCCATACGAATGATTTGATTTTGTCTAAATACATAACCCACTTCACCTGATGTGATATGAACTATTTGACCACCTGAACCTGGTAAGTCTTGTATGTCTGATTGTTTTGTTCCAGGTTCCCAAGTTGTAATATCATTAATACCTGACCATTGTATTCTGTTAGATGCGTTTGATTGATTACCTGTAACTAAGAAATCTCTTATAACACCTGATACTTTAAAAACAGGAACTGTTCCAGATGAACCTATAGATGAAAGATTAGCAAAGTTTGTTGATGTACCCATTAAATAATACTGAGGTGCATCCACACCATTACTTGCTATCACATGGTTACCAAATTGAGTAAATGTAAAATAGTCATCATTACCACCGGTAAGTGATGATTTTCTTGATGTAAAAGTTCCTGAATCTAATTGAAAAATATCTGTATTTGTTGCAACAAAATTAAATACAGTATTTGATCCATCTCTAAAAGAACCAGCTCCTCTTGAATTTGCAGATGTAGTATTGCTTGAATAGGTAACTAATGAAGGAAATCTTTTGTAAGAATTTTGTGCATAGTAAACATTGTTTGCTGTTATAGCACCTGGATTTAGATATTCAGGTTGATCAGGTAGCCATTCTCCAAAAGGTATTTGCATTCAAAGTCCTAAGTATTGTTGTTAAAAGAAACTCTTGAGTAATCATTAAATGGTGCTGCTACTGTTACATCTGATCTTTGTTGTAAAGGAGCATTACCATATTGATCTTCTCTATCATTTCTTTCAAGTCTTTCTAAAGCTGTAGCATACATTTGTTGCCATTGTTGAATAAGTCTTGGTTCAACACCACCTAAAAAATTTGCAGAGTGATATAGTGAACCATATAAATAAATAGCAGGGTGACTTGATAAAATAAAATTTGATGTATTGCTATCAGATAGAGGGTCAAATTCTTTATAAAAATTTAATGTTGCTGTGTAAGTAGTAGATGGTTTTGGTGCGAATCTAAAGTTTTCACCAATTATCGTATATGTTGTGGGTTGACCAGTTACACTTGATCCTTTTATTTGATCCATTTGTGCCGGTGTTATGTATTGTAAAGAATGTTTACTACCACCATCGGTTATAAAAAAATCTCTTACTTGTAAAAATCCTGTAGGTAAAGCTACTGTTTCTGCGTTGATAGAAAAAGAACTATCTGTTGAAACCATTTGTCTTATTCTTAATTTTGAATTGAAATCTTTTTCTGCAAGAACAATAAAATCTTCTATCTCTGTAGTTAAATCTGATCTGTTCAACCAATTTGCTATTGATGTTTTTAAAGCTGAATAACTATTTAATGCCATTATATTTTTCCTTCTGCTGTTCTAAAATATCTAAACTCACTACTGTTAAGTTTTTCTTTTAGTATTTTTTTTTGAACTTCTTTTGGTAAACCAAACCAGTTGCTATCACCATTATATTCATTTGCCCATACTGATAAAGCAATAGTTGGTATTGAAGCTACTCTTTTAAGTTCTCTTGATTTTGAATAACCATCATTTTGAGTGTAAAGAGCTTTATTATGTTTAAGGTGAGGATTTATATTAACTTGTTCTTTGATGACAATTTTTTTCTCCATATCATCTTTAGAATAAGTGGTTTGTTGTAAACCATCTTTAACAATATCTCTCATCTACCTTGTCCTCTATATTTTTTTCTTCTTGGTATTCTCTTACTCAAATTTTTTGTATGCCTACCAGGTCTTTTTTTCCTAGTTCTTTTTACATAATTTGAAACACCAAAAAGCGGTCTTTTCTTAGCCACTAAGCACTCATTTCAGTAACTGAAACATTACCACTACCAAGAGCAGCCATTTTTTCACCAGGTGAAACCTTGAATATCTCAGGTTGATCTGCTGGTAAAAATATATCATTCGCTGTTGCAGTTGGTGATACAGCAAAAACAATATGTAAATCTGCATCAGAAGCTACTCTTACATATTCAGTTTGTGTACCAAACTTGTTTGCAGTTGCAGCAGATGAACCAGATGGTGATACTTTTTGTGTAGTTCCAGGTCTTAATGCGTAATTAAAACTCATATTTTTCTCCTATTATTTTAAAGGGGGAACTTCCGCTAGGCATGAACCCCCTAGTATTATTACTATCTTCTTACAACTATTGTAAAGTGTAAAGTATGTGTATTTGTAGATGCACCATCAGTTGCTAAAGCAATAAAATCGCCTTCAACAACATTATTTGCAGCAGTTGGTTCTGCTGTATCTATATCACCAGCAGCAGACCCAGAGTGAGCTACAGTAATTGCACCACCAGTCATATTAGTAGTACCAACTTTTGCAGTCACAGTTGCGTTTGCAGTTGCGATTGTTCCACCTAATACAGTAGATATTTTAATAACTTTACCAGCATCTGGTACAGGTATTCTTACTGTAGAAGCAGTAGATATGTCATCAATTACTCCATATAAAAAATAATCGTTTAGTGTTCTCATTTTTTTTCTCCGTTTGTTGTTCCGCCTATAACCTTACTAAGACTTCAACATTGGTTAAGTGATGGGGATGTAGTTTTTAAAGGTTACACCCCCTATCACAATTAAGATTATGATGTTGTTAAATCGTAAACAGCACCACTAGCTTTTTCGTTTCTTGACTCAAGAGTGTACTCAGCTACCATGAATCTTTGGTCTGCATCAGCAGTCTGTGCAGGATTCTGTAAACTGAAATCTCTTAAGAAAGCTACTGCAAAGTAGTCCATCTCTAAGATTAGAGCATCTTGACCTTTTTTAGCAGCAGTTGAGTTAGCACCTCTAATGAATCTATTAGGAGCAACTTGTAATGTTCCAAAGTCACTTTCATAGACATCAATAGATGTAACTAATCTTCTGTCCTCTGCTTGGTCAAATCTTGTTGAACCGCCTGTAAAGCCAGATAGTTTTTGTTTGTTGAAAGCTCCAACCATAATCATGTTTGGATTTCCACCTTCATCAAAGCAACTTCTTAGAACACCTTTTAATTGATCTTCTGTGAAAGCTCTTTGAGTTCCATCTGTTCTTGCAGAACCAGCACCTGAGCCAGATCCACCAGCACCTGCATCTACGTTAGTTGAAATCCAAGTTTGAACTCCACCTAATTTTCTTGCAGTTGTGGCATTACCAGCAGTACCAGCTACGTTAGATAAAAGAGCAGTTTCCATATCTCTTTTTAATTCTTTCGCAGATTTTGCTACTTGGTAAGCTAACTCATTATTTCTTCCAGCAGATGTTACAGCATCATTTGTTGCAGATACTTGCACAGCTTTTGTAGAAATCTGAGTGTGGTTAGTTAGTTTAGTTGTTGCTGATAATGTTGGGTAAGAGATTGTTGCACCTTCTACCGCAGCATTTGCAGCTACATCAGCCAATGAGTCTGTTTGCCATTGGTGAGATGTATTTGTTGCTTTTGTTTTAGCAACACCAGACATAAATGGAGTTTCTGTTGGAGCTATTGAATAAATAATATCCGCTAGATCCTCTCTTATGCCGACTGTTTGATATGTTTGAAATACAGCCATTTTCGCCTCCGTTAGGTTAGTTGTTTATAAATAACGCATTAAGAGGTCTGTAGCATCTTTTGGTCGCCCTGACTTCTTAAGCATTTTAATTTTTTCCAACCTTGATGCTTGAGTTTGTTCTTCTTTTGTTGATTTGACACCAGACTTAACAACTCTTGATGGCTTGACTTTTTTGCTAACTAAAGTCGGTTTCAACTTTTTGTTATCATTGTACTTCATGCCGTCAACGATGACATCAAACATTCTTGAATCATAAACTGAGTTTACATCTTTATCACTAAAGCCTTTACTCAATAAATAATTAACCATATTTGATTTAAGAGAATTACCTTTTACAGGATCTTGTAATTCAGGGTACTTTAAAGCAACCTTCTTTTGCTCTTCTCTTAGAACCTCTTGAAACTGTGCTTGTTGATGATCTCTAAGTTTTTTCTGAGCTTGAGAAATAGTTTCTCTCCTTCTTCTTAACTTACGATCAATCTTCGCAGCTTCAGTTGGATCTTCATCCCAAAGTCTATCTAGCTCTTTGGAATTTGCATCGCTGTTAATCTCTGCGTTCAAAGTCAACACAAGTGAATTTAAATCATCCATCTTGGTTGAATAGGTTTTCGCTAGACGATCTTTTTCAGAATTAATTTCTCTTCTTTCAAGAGCTAACTCTTCTGTTTTTCGTCTATAGTCGGCATCTTTCTGATAACCTGCTTTTAATTCTTCAAGGTCAACATCAATCTTTTCACCATTAACAATAACTTGGTGTAGATCGGTTTCTTGTTCGTTACTAGCATTCTCTTGGGATGCTTCTTCTTGAACTGGAGCTTCCTCTTGGGGTTGAGCTTCAGGTTGTTGTTGAACTTCTTGATTATCTTCGGCTTTCGCTTTTGGTTCTTTCTGTTCAACTGGTGCTTCTTCTTTTTGAGATTTAGAAATTACTCCTTTTGAGTCTAATAAACCTTCAATATGTTTAGCAGCACCTTGTACTGACTCTTTGTTCAGTAATGGGTTTGTTTCTGACATATAGTCGTTCTCCTTAGTTAAGCTGTCGTTTGACTTGGCTTATTTTAACCTGGATTGGTTAAAATTTTTTTTCTTGTTGTTCTTTTCGGAAAACTTCTAATTGTTTTTGTGCAAGTTTTCCTGTTTCAAGAATACTTTGTAAATGTTGTTCAACTTTTCCTACAACATTATAGGCGATCCAAAGTTTTTCTCTTGTTTCGCCTTCTTTAGCACCTGTTTTTTCTAAAAGTGCTTCAGAGTAAATTTTTTTAAGAGTTTCAACAGACTCTTTAAAAAGTTCACTCTCCAATATCTGTTTTGCCTGGTTGGATCGGCTGACCTCTTCTGATCTCCTGGCTTGGTCTTTGGTTTCCATTTAAATTTTGTACCTGTTGGCTGAACATATTAGCAGATTTTTGTGCTTGTTCAAGAATTTTGCTATTACCAGCCATAATCATCTTATCTAAATCAGCATCAGCTTTTAATTTTGCTGTATCTAGCTGTGTATTATATTTTAATGCCATTTCTTTTATCTTTGCTTCAAAGTCTAGAGCCATTTCTTGAGATTTTTGTTGTAACTCTTGGTATTGAAGCTCAAGATCAGCAATTTTTCTCTTATTCTCAGAGTCAATTCTAGTAAATTCAATTTTTTCTATAGGTGTTAGTGGTGGTGGAGCAGGAGGTTGCATCATTTGTTTACCTAAATCAGGATCAACAAAGTAACTTTCAACATTTTTAAGTCCTGCGTTCTCAATAATTTTAGATAATGTGTTATACATATTTTTCAATGTGACCATCGGCATCTCTTTTCCGCCTTGTAATGAGAATGCTTGTATTTGTCTTTCTAAAATATTGTTAAGAAGTATAATTTGCTGCTCTTTTGAACCTGTGCCAAGACCTACAACGATATTAATATTAAATTTATCTCTCCATTCAGTAGGTTTTACCGGTACATACTGATTATTTAACATTACAATTCTTTCTTTGTCTTGATACTTAACCATAAGTTCAAAAATTTTTCTAAATAAATCTTTGACACCTGTTTCAGCAAATATTCTTGCAATTAATTCAGATCGCATTTGCGTTTGTGTCATTAAAGCATTTACACCAGTTGCAGTTTTTGCTGATAATGTATCTGGATCTAAACCTTGAACTTGTTTTGTAATACCAGTTCTTACTTCTCTTACTGAATCTAAGTAAGATAATAATGGAAAGGCTTGTTGTGAAATCGGTTGAGCTT